AAGCCTCAGATGCCATAAAGGATTATAATCCTCTTGGAACCTATCCGGCGTAGCGTACCATGAGACATCGAGGGACCGTTGAGGCTTATGCAGATGGAAATAACATGCGTTGTTCTTATCAACAGCAACCCATCCGTGAATCTTAGGCTCCTCCTTTTCTCCCATTTTGAAATAAACCACCACGACGATAAACAACAGACACAAAATGATAATTGGCCAGTCCGTCCAATCCGGCAGTTTGTCAAGCAGAACACTGAAACCGATAGCTCCGGCAATGCCGAATGCTACGGTTATGATACTTGCGAATAATCTTCCCCAGTTCATAATCCTATATTTTTCTTCATCATACTTTCTTTACTTTTTTCTTCAACACAAAAAAGCCTGTCGTTATCTCACTAAGTTTGATAGGTGGAACGTCCAAGGCTTTCCTTATATCTAATTCGTCCATAGACTGAGTTTCATTATTCTTTCTCTTCATCTTTATCTTCACTCGGAATGATCAGAAGTTTAACCTTCTGCCCTATATGAAAGTCTTCGGTTATAGATGCGTTTAACCAACAGAAATTTTCAGAACGAGCCCACGTATTTTCACCGTCAGAATCGATATATCCAGGTACTGCATATTCTATAAGCTCCGCTTTCATATCATGCTTTCCTTGTTCATAAGCGCCAAGTCTTGCATCTTCAATGAAATCGAATTTCATACAACAGATGTTGTTGTCTTCTCTATACTTGGCGTCTTGCTTTTTCTGCCATTGTATAAAGTGGCGGGCAATAGCGTATTCCCATTTCAGTGGGTCTTCCGGGGTATTCTCGGTTTCAGATGAAGGCAGTGCAAATACTTCGTCCATCTCCTTTGCGAAGGTTTTGAAATCCAAATCAGCTGGCTCTGTATTCCTCAGCAACCCTCGATCACGCAGGTAGCGACCAAAGCCATCCAGAATATCCTCCATATCTCCAATAGCCTCATCACCGATATAGTCCTGGACAAGCTGCTCAATGCCCTTGTCATTAAACTCACCAGCCTTCAGCTTCGGTTCCTGAAGGAGTGGATAAAGAACGCCAAGCACGTTGATTATAGCGTTCTTGTATCCGCTATTGAACTCCGTAAGTTCAGCGTGCTGTTTTTTCATCTCCTCTATCCTGGCTATTGCCGATGCTATGCTATTATTCTCCATAATGATTATCCTTTGTTAGTTGTACGAGGCTCTATGCTGACCTGGGTCCACACTAAAGTCATTCCGTCAATCCTGCATTGTCCATCAATGATATTCTTGTCTTCAAAATATTTTGACAGCTTCTCTATGACCTTATAACGTTCATACTGACGCTTGTCAAAGAAGAACTCGGCATCATCCGTTCCTTCCTTCTGAATATAGAAGGATTTGCCCTCTTGCTTATCCTCCCATGTAGTCATATCAAACAGCCCTTTAATGCCGTCGATAGCCTGTTGCTTGGTGATATTCTGTATTTCCATATCAGTATTCTTCAAAGAACTCGTTAAGAAGGTCACTGAGTTCACCAAGACAATGATGCTCCTTAATCTCATTCTCGATGAAGGTGCTGTCGCCACAGCAGAAACTGTCAATCCATTCCTCGGTGAAGAAATCCTCACCCAATTCGCTAACAGGGGTCTCAAGCGCCTTGGCTGTCTTGTCTGTCCACGGTTTAAGTTTGGCTTCATCCAGAGGCTCTTCCCTGTTGACCATATCATTATCATAGAGTATTGCCTCAAGCATCTGCCGTGCAATCTGTTCGGTCTGTTTCATAATTTTATGTATTTAAAAGTTCTCTCTATTACGTTCATAGTTGATGATTTTAGGGATATAAAAGAATACTCCCTTCGGTGCCAGTCCAGGTTGAACCTATATGCAGTTCTCTATACCAAGAACCATTGACTTTTGCTTCTTGCGGCGAGAGAACGCCGGAACGAAGCCACCATTTACCTGCCTCCTTTATTTGAACTACATCCACCTTGACATGATATGCAGATTTGCCAAAGGCTTTTGTGTCTTCCCACATATCCGTGACAGTGAACTTATAGAGCGGCTTGTTGTCACGTGCTATATCGGCGCATTTTTTGGGGATGAGCATAATAGCTGCCATAACTATCAGATAAGCTATAGCAAAAATGACTCTCTGAGTATTATAACTTGGCTTGTTCATATCTCATATCAATAATTCGTTTAACATCTTTACTATCCCGCCGAAAGTCAGCGAAGCGTTATCTACGTATGTGAACACAGAATTGGTCTCAACAATGAACAGACAGACGTCAGATACCTCCACGGTGTAAGTCTGTCCGGATCGACCTTTGGGCTTGAACACCTTGGCCTTGAAATTTGGGTTAGGCTCGTTATAAGGGTAGTAATGCACATTGTCGGTCATACCCAGATACTCGCAGTTCTGCAGCCTCTCAGCTATCATGTCACCCGGGCTTGCCTGAAAGCCGAATAACCGGTTGTTGTATCCTTCCCAAACCTTAGTTTCCGGTGGGATGTAGAAATCAAGTCTATTCTGTTCTCTCATATCACTCCTCCTTTGGCAGCTTATTCCAAAGGTCATCCAATGTGATGCGATGACCTTCGTGGTAGAGAACACCGTGTTCCAGCGCATCCCAAGGATATTGCGGATAATTTTGATCAGGAATCCATACTGGTAGGTCCTTCAAAACGTCCTCTCTACCTTTTCTGAATTGCACCTCATCAGAGTTCTTGTATGCCTGGTTAATCTCCGCATCAATCTCAGGCTGAAGCTCTTGGCGGGCGAGTCTAAGAAGTCTTTTTGAATAGGAGTGCATATATTCTATATCCTCATCGGTGTATTTCGATATATCCTCACCTATAGGAGAACCATTCTCTACCATTATCTTGATAAGCTCCTTCTCAAAATCCGTCAGTTCTGGCTCATCGGTAAGGATAAGCAAATCGTTTCTGTATCCATGTAAGCATCCATCCGATTCTTTTCCGTTTTCATCATATGTAAAAACAACCTCATTTCCAGCTTGAGAAGTAACAAGTCCCACTATTTTCCAATATGTTGTGTTCCTATCCCAACAAATAATTCTTACGTTAAGCCCTTCTGCGGTCATAACTTTATATTTGCCGCTCTCGATCTCCGGGCGATACTTTATGTCAAACGGAATCTTCTTCATAATCACATACTGAGAAGATGGAACTGATTCTCATCAAGCTGAGAACTGTATGAGCCATAGATATTGACAAGGCCCGGAATAGCGAACGATATATGACCAAGGAAATGGCTGATAGAGTCACAAGCGAACACGCCATCAGAATGAATGCACGGGACCTGGTTGATAGAATGCAGACAATCCAGGTGCGTCAGAGCAACATTCAGCTTGATGTTGTGCTCGTTGATGTAGTTATCCAGCCTATGCCTATCATATACTCGTTCCAATAGCTTGAAGTCAAACAGTCCGCATTTGAAAACACCCTGGTAATCATCAAACGGATTGGTCGGCTCTTCAAGCGTCATATATGGTTCCAGCATATCCGGTCTGCTCGGAACATAACCGTTGCCATGACGGGTAAGATAGGTACGCATGACGAGATATACTTCAGCTTCCTTCAGGAACTCTTTGCTGATTCCGTTCAGTCCGGTCCTCGAAGGAGTGCAATGCGGCATGAAACCGCAATCCATATCCAACAGCAAACCCTGTGAGCCCTCGAAGATATAGACAGCCCGGTCATCATCGTAATCGTAGAACGTGCCATGTGCAATAGATGCATCACCGTCATATTCCACAATATCACGAAGCTGTTGACAGCATTGAACGAACTGCGCCTCCAGTTCATCATTGCGCTCACAACCGTAATATCTTCTTGTCCTTTCAAGATGCTCTTTCGGATGTCTGATGACGTAAGAGAATGCGTTGTTCGTTTCCCATGTATCAAAGGGGTTATACAAACCTTCACCGCAACGTTTGATGGTATGGAATATACCCATTCCGCAGCTGCCATGTCCGAGAACCAGAGAATCATTGACGTTCGCCATGACATCATAAGGTGTCGTTACGCGGCACATGTGGTTGATGCTTATATCAGGTGTCACACCTTTGGCAAGCAGGCTCTCATATTCGGATATCATGCATATAGGATCCACGATAACATGACGGTCAAGATATGTTGGGACGCCAAGCAATACTCCGGCACCGAAAGAGCTGCATACGTGCTCCTTCCCGTTGGTTATGATGCGATGTCCAGCCTGCTGACCACCGGAGAAGCGTATGACGATAGGGTTGTCCCCACGGTCAAGGGCTTGTTTGCAAAGCCATTGAACCGTAGAGCCTTTACCCTCGTCACCGAAGAATGTACCAAGAACAATCTGGGTTTTCATCACAACGAAATCTTAGTGCCGTTAGTCTTCTGAGGCTCAGCCTCATCTGTGTCCTTGTGCTGTACCGATACGGACTCGCTGTTATACACATTCATAATGATGGATGATATGACAGGCACGAGGTTGTAGTTGTCACGAGGCAGCACACAAACTCTGTCCTCTCCTAACAGTTTCTTCCACTTCTCGATTACAGCGCTGTACATCTGTGTCGCACCCATGTGAACATGATACAGCTCCCACTGAGCGCTTGCCTCTTGTATGAGGTCAGTCGATAGCATACCACTCTGTGCGCCATCACCGAACAGCTGAGTGATATTCAGGACAGGAATCTCGTTCAGACAGGGCTCGTCACCGATAGTGATAAGCACACCTTTCTTGTGACGCTTCTCCCATGAGTCGGTGATGGTATGACGGCTCGCGAAGTACCATGCGAGATTATAACTCTCTCCGGGGTTGCTTCCGCCGCCACCTTCGAGATAGACCTTCTGAAACCATTTCTCCATCAGCTCGTCACTGCTCTCGAACTGACCGCACTGGATAGGTGCTCTGTCGCAATAGCAGTCACCGACACCTACAAAGCAGACCTGCGGGTCAGGGATACCGGCTTCAATGATGGATTTCATTATCTCAGGGAAAGAACCCTTGATGAGATCCATCGGGATATGTCCCATGGAACCGGTAGTGTCCAAAGCAATTATGACTGGGAACGAGTTGGGATGCTCCTCCGAGTCACGACTTTCCCTCATCTTGCCTTTGATGACCATTTCCGGGTCAATCTGCTTCTGTGTGAAAGCCTCCTCCTGCGCTTGGCGCGAGCTCATGGAAGAGTAACGTGCTGTCCTCTCCTCACTGCGCAGATGCGCATCTCTGTAAGAATAACTACCGCCACCCATATCACTCTGCTTTTACGTTAGACCTCCACTCGGAAGGCAGATACGGCTTAACTTTCGCCAGGTCAGCATATTCACCGAACAGGGTCTCATAGTCATTGACCAGAATACCCAGACGGATTGAATGCTCGCGACGTGCGATGAGCGTTTCAACACGGGTCTGCATCAGCTTGGTCGCATCAAACTGATTCGGGTTGATGCCCTGTCCGGCATTAGAAGGCAGGATGTCGAGGATGGCATCCTCCATGTCACGGTCACACTGACGAACCTTGGCGCACATGTCCTCAATCTGACGGCGGTACTTCAGTTCGGAGTCTTCAAGCATCGCGTCAATGCGCGAGTCCTTGATCTGTTTGAATGTCTGTTTGAGGGTAGTTCCTAATATACCCTGCTGTTTCTTTGCTTCTTCCATGTTTCTATATATTTAGTTGTTAATGATGTAGTCCTGCGAACAATTTCGCGAGTCCCATGCATACGTGAAGTTTGATGAAATCGTCAATATCCTTCTTGGTGTTCACGATGATGAAATTCTCAACGATACGGTTAATCAACTCCTTCTGTCCAATCTCTTCAAGTCTGCGAGGAGTACACTGCGCGAGTACCATTGTAAGAGAGTCAATCTGAGCGGCGCTAATCTCAACTCCGTCAAGCGATTTTACCCCCCCCTAAATCTGCGTTCTGAGGCTTCTGAGCCCGATTTTCTTGTTCTTCCATTTCTGTAATTTTATGTTGTTAATAATGAATCTCTGCTATTAAACCTTCTCCATCATCTCATGGATCAAGGTGAGACAGTCAAATTTTATCTTGTCGGTATCCACTTCTTTATCCAGAGGTTCAGTCCTCTTATGAAGGAAGAAATGTGTCTCTCCAAAAGACAAATCCTTAATCAGTAAGAATCTGCCGGGTTTATGGAATGATACCTTCGGTTCAACATCCTGTTTCCACCATCCATAGGTCATAAGTGCTTGTGACAGGGGGATATCATCGGCTACCGCCTGGAAGAGATACATCAATGACAAGAGCCTGTTTTCGCGTATCATCTGCTTGTCTATGTCTTGTGCAATCAAATCCCCCATTCTCTTGGCTATCTCATCCTTGAGAGGGTCATGCTTGGCAAGTTCCTTCAACTCCTCGATACGGTGTTCCTCTTCCTCTATGTTTATGGCGGAGTCCTTTCGTGGGATACGCCCGAATGTATCTTTGTTATCCATATTCCCCGATGCCTCTTACTTCTCTGTTCCTGGATTACCTGAGTTGATTTCAATGAGATGACTCATGGTGACATTTCTGATTTTATCACCCAGTTCCTTCTCCATCTCATCGTACCGTTGGGCGCACATCTTGATGATGTTCTTGACGATGGGATAGCGTATCATGGCGAACATGAGCTGTGCCGCGATGTTAGTCGGGTTTCCGCTCAGCGTGAAGTGATTACCTTCATCGCCTATGAAGAGGAAGGTAGCATCTGAACCCTGGAGTGAATCCAGTAGTTGCTGAACCTGATCATGCACACCCTTGATTCTCTCCTTCTCCTGCTCGGCTTCGGATTTGGGAAGATGCTCGTCTTCAAGTACGAGACCGCCATCCAAAACATGCTCCTGCATACCAGCACTGAGTTGCTGCAGCTGCTCGAAGGTGGGACGAATCCAGTTATGGACTTTGAAACCCATGACATTGGCTATTCTCTCTGGAATGGTGTCATCGTGAGTCATCGTTGCCTTACATTTCCTGCAGGTGAGGGAGAACGGTGTCACTCCTTTATCCTTGTAGCGGGTGTAGAAGCGCTCACCGCATTTCTTGCAGATATACACATCCACACCTTTGTTCCTTCCGTCGTACATCTGAGCTCGCTCTATCCCAGAGACCAGCTTGTCGTACCGTTTCTTAAGTTCTGTCTTATCCATACGTTTTACCAATTTGTTGTTATTCCTTGCCTATCTGACTCTCTATGTTCTTTCCGCATGACTCGCAGAAGATTCGATTCTTTCCTCTGTTCATAATCCCCAGGTATATTGTTTCCTCATCCTTAAGATGGTGATTGCAGTTGAAACAGACCTTGGGCGTATTCCTCATGTTCTTTCTGGCGTTCACGAAGAAGGAGTATTTCATAAAAGCCGCTATAAACCGGACCTCAAAATACTGCTTCGGCTGCTCTTTGATGATTGTAAAACCCATAGCTCACGCTTCTTCAAGGCTGTCTATATCCACACAGCCGGTAATGATGTCTATAAAGCAGCAGTCTGTGCCGCAGATATTCCTCACTTCATCGCTTATGATGACCGCAGGCTTACCTTCTGCGCCAACATACGAGTGATAAATCACCCTTTTGCCTTTTGCAACGTCTTTCGCTTTCATAATGGTTATTTATTTGTTATTGTTATCTGTGTCTCAATCTTAAGGCGCACCTCACGCGGTGAGAGGTTATAGACATGCGGGAACTTGCGGCACAGCCTCTTCTGATGCTGAACATGATCCAACGTCCAGACCTTGACACAGGTGGAGGGAATATGGCCTGTCTTCGCCTCCGGATGAGTGAAGCGTCCTAAGAGGGCGTGACCGATAACCTCCAATACCTCCTTCTCGGTAGCCTCCACCACCTCCAGCTTCTGCGTGTCCTTGCCGCGCTCACAGATGATGAGGTAGGATTTGTCGAATGTCGGACGGATAATCATGGTCACTTCCTTTTGATATTACCACTCATGGAAGACACGCTGCCTTTGACGTCACCGCAGTCTATGCTGCCGCTCATCGTCTTGACGTCACCAATCACGTCACCATGTATGTCAACGTTACCGCTCATGGTCTTAATGGAGTGTACGTTGCCGGTGACAGCGATAGAGCGGCATCCGTCAATATCAATCATCTCCACCTCACCGTTTATGGTGATGTTGATTTCTTTCTGCTCAATGGTGTCCAGGTCTTCGATGCGCTTGCCGTTTACAAGCACCTTTCCGTTGATAATGGAAACCGACCCGTCGATGTCATACTTCTTTCCGTTTATTACCACCATAACTCTCAAAAGCAAAGGGCAGAGGAATCGGTCTCTTTGGTGTGGTGTTCAGAGACGTCATCCAGTGCCCTTGTAATTTGTTCGCATTCTCGCAGGAACACCACTAACTGCGTGCTTTCGCCGACAAAGAAAAGACGGAAAAACAGGGTTTGCAAATGCGTGTGTTAAAGGGAGTTAGGATGCTGGGCTTGCAATCTTTTGCAACTTTTGCAAACATTTGCAAGGTTTTGCAAGGCTGTAAACGAACATTAACTTATGATGCATGATTATTAGGTTTTATAATGTATTGAAAGGGGGCACAGCCGACCATGACCGCACCCCCTTCCCGCGAAAGAAGAAAGAAACAGAAGATATGCCTATTCGTTGTCTTTTTCCTTGCCGAGCTCCTTACGTGCAAGCTCCAGAAGATTCTTCGCGATAACCTTGATATCACCAATCTTGTCGGTGCCGTTCTGCAGATTCGTACATATAGACTCCACAGCCTTCATAAAGTCACCGTCCTGTGATGGCTCAATCTTGTTGTACCACTTCTCGCCGTTGATCCAAGAGAAAATCCAGTCGTATATTTTCTTGACCACGGTTGCGTCATAGGCTTTGGTAGATACCGCACCCACGATGACACCCTCAATCAGCACCCAGAGCCAGTCGGGTTGGCTCACAACCGGCATATAGCCGATGAACCAGGCTGCATAGGTGAGTGCGATGGGTATTATCCAGGCGATAGCCAGGTTGACCCATTTGTTACTTGTGTTGATAACTCTCTTGATGGCTTCTGTGGCCATCGTTGCAATGGCTGCTATCGCCATTGTCAGTGTAATAAACATTGCTTCCATAATAATATTGAAGTTAAAAAGGTTGTTATTATTCAAACCTGCTGATAGTTCGAGCAGTATATTTCATATCATTGTTGTTATAAGTATCTGTTCTGTCGGGGTCATATACCAAAAGAACTTCTACAGAATCACAGGGGTCCATCTCAACAGCATCGCCGCTTAAAATACCATCTTGATCAAACCAAAGAGGGTAATCATTGGATTTAATAGCAGTAATAACTGTACTTCGTCCGTATAGTTTCCACTTGTAGGGAGAAAGAGGGTCGGTTTGAATAAAAAGACGAAGGCAGAATGGCTTATCTGTACCTATGAACAGTTTATCTGCAATGTCTTGACGAGTAGGCAATACTGCACTACAGCCATTAACGGTTGCTGTAACGAAAAGTCTGTTGGCTTTGCGTAGATGTGTATGCAACTGCATATACATGGAAGTAGAGGTTATCTGGACCTTGGAATAAGCGTATCCATCAATCAAACCGTTCAATACACCATGTCCAGAACCGACAAAGGCAAAATTTCGAGGTGCATTTTCTGCGCGTAGCCAGAAACATATATTTGTATCGGCATTATAACCTTGCTCCAACGAATAAATCTTACCCATGTATTTAAAACCGGAGAGATAATCTAATGAGTCCGGTCTCATACCAATACGAATATATTTCTTCGTATTGGATACACTGTCCAATAAGACTAATGATGCATCTGGATAGTTGACATTATTACCTTGGTAGTTTTTGATTACGCCATCTTCTATGTACACACATTCACCCACCTCGCAAGCATCAGAGAACATCTTGCCTTCCATGTTCACCTTGAATTTTTGCCTTGATACGGGGCCAACTCGCAACGGGTAATCAGTATCAGGATCCATTAAAAGACCCTTGGTGTTATTTTCGTCTAATATCTTGGCTCTTCTGGCTGTGATTCTTTCTGTGTAGATATCCTCAGCAAACATGGCATCGGTAATGAACCACTTAAGACGCTGTGACTGTTCCCAGTGCTCAGCATCATCACGCGGCTGCGGCAGCGGGTTCTGTGCAGTACCCTTCAGTCCCTCGTAGTTGGTCTTCTTCTTAAGCCTGTACCAACGCATGTCAGTACCCTCAGAGAGTGAGTTCGCCAGCACACAGTCACGCACACCGTCATAATAGAAGTATGTACCCTGCGGGTCAAACGTACCGGCTGGCTGCAGTGTGAACTCCATCGGCTCGTCCTTCTCGTTCGGGACCCAAGGAGAAGGTATGCTGCATTGCTCCAGCTTGGGCTGACATATCTCCAGCCAGGTGGCGAACTGACGTATCAGGAACTGCTTGTATTCATTGGCGTTGAAACTGTCCGCCATCAGGAACGAAGCGGAGTGGAACACCCAACCCTGTGAGTCCTCCTTACCTTCCTCCATGTCCCTGTCGGGGTAGAACACGACATCACAGTTGGCAGGCGGGTTGGTACGTACCTTTCCGTCCACGTAGAACTTGACGTTAGAACCGGTCTTCGCCATACCGGGATAGAGATGAGCGGAGAAGTAAGAGTCATAACCGTTAAGTCCTCCACGCGGGTTGGGGAATCCCGTTACCGCGAGAATCCTGTACCAGTTGAGTGTGACGTTCTGAGTGACCTCAGCCCATGTGCCACCGTTATAAGCATACGGATAGACAAAGTAATATCCTTCCTGCGCAGCTGAGATGGTAATCAGGCTATTATCTTCTGCTGATGAAATCTTGGTGGTGTCCTTCAGTTCCGTAATCTCCGGTGCCATGAACGCGGACTGCCAGCTCAAATCGACGCTCACGAAATAGAGTCTCAGCGACACACCCGCATTGGAGGCTTCCTGCGAGATTCGTCCATTTATCTGCACGCGGTACTTGCCTTGTGTCAACCATATCTTCTCCATGTTGAAGCCGTTGATATTGAAGGTCTTGTTGACATACTTACGGGTGCGTGCATAGAAAGAGAAGGTGTACCACTTGCCGGGTTCAATCTTCTGAATACCCTGCGGCTTACATACGACCTGCATCATCATGTTACGGTACTCCTGACTGTTGTTTGTGTTAATCACAGGCCAGTTGCCCCATGAGTTGGCGTCACCACGCGCTTCCGGAACCATGTGACCGACGGTATGATTCAAGTCAAACGGGTCCTTTAGGTTATCGGATACGAACGGCGTCTGCTCAAGGAGGTTCGGACAAGTACCCGCACCTTTCTGTGACAGCGAGAGGGTCTTGCTGATGGTAGGATTACCCGACGCATCCGACTTGTAAACGTCACACTTCCAGAGGAACGGCATATCCTGTGTAGTGGCAGTGGGACAGCCTGCGGTATCCTGCTTATACCATCCGTTGGCGGTGGTCAGCTCTTCATACGACGGCTCTTCCATCGTAGCCGTGAGCTTGAAGTAACTCTCTACCACCTCCACGGAATCACCCTGCGGACCTGGTACATTGCTGTTAGAGCCGTTATGTACCTTGCTGATAGGTATGTTCTCGAAATCCTCAACAGTATAGGTGCTGGCATTATCCTTGTTGTAAACCATGTTTGCCTTGACCTTACGCAACTCTATACGTATGGTGTCGTTGGCAAGTGCTATGGCTTGGGTGATATTGAAGGAGCTACCTTGATGTGCCTCACTTGAATAGATGGCAGCGCAGTAGATGCCGGATGTGGCGGAGTTGAGAGATACCGTTTCCGACACACCGTTCGCCTTAAGCCTGGTGGCGGTGACGGTGATGGTCTGCGTGGACATCGTGCTGCTGGTGTTCAACGTGATGGCATTGGGAGAGACCACCATGCTGTATTTATCCTGACCGATAAGACGTTTGATAGTCAGGATAGCCTGATAGACCTTACCGTTATAGGTCGCCTTGACCGTATATTTGCCGGAATCTGCTGTGACACCACGGATGGTGACAACACCATTGAAAATACTACCGTTCACACTGCTCGCTACGCCTTCCCATGATGTAACCTCACTGGTCTTATCTTCACCACCTACATACAGCTTGGCGTTGGATGTGACATTACCCGACAGGAGATTTCCCTTCTGGTCATAGAGCATGGTGTCATTCTCATTGTCCAGATCCAGGATGACAGCATTATCACCCTTGGCGCCATCCTTCACCTTCGGTATGGATACCGTCTCGAAATCCTCCTGCTCTGCAGTACCGCTGACGGTGCGGAACAGAACGATAGCGAAGTCACCCCATGCCGCCGCCTGCTGTTTGGTTATCTCCACAGTACCGACATTGGTGGAGTTGTTGAACGTGACATCGATAGCACCCGAGTTGATGCCGTTCGGCCATATCTTGGCTGACAGGTTCAGTGCCGAGATGGAGTCATTGTCATCACCGACCCTCTTACGTACTCCAGTCTTACCGTCGGTGCGATAGACATTGACGGTGAGACTTGACGGTGTGAGGTCAGTCGTATCGGTGTTATAGGTCATAGCCTGATGGCTCAGCACCAGCTCGTACTTGTCACGGTTCGTCACACGTTTGATGGTGAGTATCGCATAGTAATACTGCGGGTTGACAGCGGGGTAAGCCGCCTTGACCTTGATGGTGGCTTTCTGAGCACCGGAATCAAGACCGGGGACAGTAACAACACCACTGGAGTCGATAGTGGCGTTAGCTGCTCCTGTCTTGGAATCCAGACTCCATGTGATGGGGTTGTTAGCCAATGCAGCACCGTTGCTGTACAGACGAGCCTGTGACGTTACAGAGCCAGACATGAGATCACCCTTGCCGTTGTATATCATCGTATCATTCTCATTGTCAAGGTCGGCAAAGATGGCACCCTTACCGGCTACAGCGCAAATATGATACGACACTTTCTCGTCACCATCATTATAGGTGGTGACGGTTTTATTCCACATATAAGGCTTCTCGCTCGTCGGTGCTACCTGATGCGCTTCATCTGTCCAGTCGTTATCAGATATACCTGCTGGCTTTTCCGTAGAGGGGTCTATGGTACTGTAAGCGCTTGTAGCATAAGTCTGAACGATACTCGCGATACCTTTGGCAAAGTTTCCTATACATATCGCATTGGTCACATAGGCGTTGCCTCGTGAGTCATAACTAATCTCGAAGTTCCACAGGTAAGGCTCATCCTCATCAAGATCCGGTCTGCTCTGACCCCACGTTGTAGTCGGAAGGTTGCCTGGCGTATAAGTTCCTGCAGTAATGGCGCCTTGTGGACAAACAGTATCACTCGACCCTTTCTCATAATGTTCCTCGCAACCCAGGTAATATGCACCGACACCAACCTGTGATACAGAGTAAGAGTCGGATGTGGTTGCGGGTGTGCCGCTGTACACAATATGTGTCTTGGTGTACAGCCATTTCCCTTCCTCCAGTTGGCTGGGGAACGGTCCCCAGTTGCTGATTGTAGCGGGGTCAACAGGTGTGGACTGCTGGCTGTATGTGATAACACTTTCCTGTATTCCCTTGCCGTCAATACCCATACGAGCCACAGAGTAGGAATCTGTCTGCGTGCTGTCTGAATACTCTATATGCGTCCAAGTCCACAGAAAATTACCATTAGTCACTTGCGGAACAGTCGTTCCCCATCCTGACGTCGGACGTACTGTGCCTGATGTACTCTCGGCGTACTTGATAGACGTGGTACGGATAGTGACACCCGTACCGTTACGTCCATCCTGAGCGGCCCAACGTACCGTGAAACCTCCCTTTACAATCATAACCGGATAAAGATTTAATAGTTAGCCATAATAGCGTCTGCTGTCTCGGCGCACATGCGACGGAACTGACAGAACTCCCTGAAAGTCTGTATGTGACTCTCGTCCAGACTCTCCTTGAACTTAGCCCATGAGGTTGCATCTGCAGCCCCCTCGATGATGGCATCGACAGCGTTCATCAGCAGACCGAACTCATCCTTTTGGGCGTAACCAGCCTCAATGAGTTGGCTCTTGATATGACCGTAGTCGATGAGATCGTCTATCTGGGTCTGAATGAAGGAGTAACCCTGAATCTCGTTACCCTCCTCGTCCAACCATACATCTTCACGGATGTCCATACATACGATACGGGTGTTCTTGTCATACACCGCCGGACGCTCTGTGCTGAAACGTCTCTGATAGTTACCTACTTTCATAATCTAAAATGTTTAATCGTTATTACCGAAATTCACTAATGTGCCGTCCTCGAACACCGTCTCGTTGTTGCCGTTCAGACTCACCTGACGACCGTCAACCTCCAGTATCTCGGTACGCTTCTCATCTATGCCGTAACGCAACGAGCCCCTGTCCACAAACACCGTCCTGAACTTCGTCACATGGTTACGTGTCATGTCCTCCAGGAAGGTCTTTATCTCCTTGGCGTTGACAATGAGCTTGTACGAGTCACCCATGAACAAAACCCTGACAGCGAAACGACCGGGACCCTGCGCGGTGGTGATATTGGGTATCCATCTGGTTATCTCGACGGACTTGTCGAGCAGCATACCCATACTTATCTTCTTGTCTTCGAGGAAAGGTTGCCCGTTGGCATCCACACTCTCAGTGCGCTTGATGCCGCTCTTACTGTAAGGAACCATTTTCTTGTCTTTCTTCTTGATCTCCCTCCCGGTCTTCATCTCCCACAGACGATGACAGTCCTTGTTACCCCATTTGAGCATACCCCATGCCGCATCATCCAACTCACGCAAACGCTTGGGATTGGTGACACGCGCACGATGTCTGAGCCAGCGTCTCTTGTTGGCCTTACGCCACCACATACCGTTACGGGTGCTATCAAAGACGAAACCCATCATGTTGATGCCTTCGCTGATACGGTGTATCTTAGGAACATGAAGCTCGAAGCCGATGGAGTTGAGGAAAGCCTCCGCCTCCCTGAACTTCTTCTTAACCTCACCCTTCGTGGCACCGGTAAACATGAAGTCATCAAGGTAACGGACATAATCCTCTGCCTTGACCTTCTCCAGCATGTGGTGGTCGAAGTCATACAACGCCAGGTTGCCTGCCGTCTGACTCGGACGGATACCCAACGGGATTCCTACGCCATCTTCTGCGAATTTCTCGAACGGCTCCATAAAAGCATCAACCAGCTTCTTGTCCTTGAACAGCGCGTCAAGCTGCTTGCGGAGAAGAGCGTGAGGAATATGCTCGTAGTACTTCACGATATCACACTGACAGTACCAGCGCGTCTCGTTTTTGTACTTACGGCATATATCCCTGATGTGTAATGCACAGGCGATTTGTCCGTACCCCTGCCGACTGGCATAGGTATGACGAATCAGAGCCCTGTCCACCCTCCTGTTGACTGCCAGTGTCAGCAGCTGATGCTCGATGTGCGAGGGGTGAAAATCCAGCTTCGCGATATCACGCATCTTATCCTGACCGCTTATGCGTTGCTCGTGCTTGTATTTGCCCGTACACATACGCTCCTCAAGAACCATGTTCTGTATTTCTATGAGGTTCTGCCAGCGATGCTCGATATGAAGGACAACACCACGGTTTTCCTTCTTACGCTTGGTGGATATAGCCTCAGCCTCGACGATGAGCATCCAATCACCCATCTGCTGATATAAACAACCAACTCTTTTCATCCGTCACTTGCTTTCATTTCTACGTGAAGCGTTCAAATCCCTTTCAGGCTTACTAACACCACAGTCGGCAGGGCTGACCCAAATCCGCGCAAGAGGATGTTGTTTTGACCACACGTGCCTCTCTGGACACGCTGCCAAGGCTCGCAGAACCCGGATGCTTTCCCATGACGCAGTACTAACACCCTAATAAAATTCAAGTCTATAAATGAAGTTAGACGAGCCGAGATGTTCGAGTTCGAGTTCGACCAGACGTTGTTCGAGTTCGCATACGCGAGACCGCAATTCGCACCGTTGTTCGAGTTGCCGCCGAACAGCCACAGCTTAAGTACCGTTATGCCTACCATCGGAGTGAATGGATTTTTCACGCTTTTATGGAACCCTCCTTTGAAGAGGGATGTAGAGATCGTTAATGTTTCAGTTTATTCTCACTATTGTTTGTTTCCAGAATTTTGGTAATCCGCGCCCTTAGAGGGCGCGTTTCCCAATCACGATGCTAATTCTCTGAACCTCTGTGCGGTTACACGGTTGATAGGTCCATAATAAGCAAGACGAGCCGAGATGTACGAGGCCGAGGCCGACCAGACGGCGTTCGAGTTCGCACACGCGAGACCGCAATCCGCACCGTAGTGCGAGGAGCCGCCGAACAGCCACAGCTGTCCTGATGCATCGTAGGAGAAGTAGTCATTGTAGGTGACGCCTGAGAGAGTCTGCTTGGGTATCATATATGTGCCCTGTCCGTTGACAGATGACACTATATTCATGCCTGTAGCGCTCGTTGAGGTGGCACGCTGCAACAACACATGCTCGACGTGTGCGAACGTTTCCGCCGTAGGAGTGCCGGTAGGCATGAAGTTATGACGCCAGCAATAGACATCGGTGGCACCGACAGAGCAGAGACCCTGAACCATCTCCCAATACTGACCCCAAGGGTTCTCGAAGCCAGCGACATTCACTGAGTGGCAGTCACCGTTCTCGGAATCCTTGACAGTGACCTTACCGTCATTCCTTCCGAGTGACAGTGTGGCACCGGTCTTGATGTTCTTCTGACGGGTGAATCCGTCACTGGCTGAACTGGTTGTGTTCTCTGAGCCGTCAAGACCCACACCCCAAACGAGTGTGCCGTCACCGTTCTTACAACCCTGTGAGTCACGCCATCCATACTTGCTCATCATGTGATAGAGCAGGTAGTTGCGGAAATCAAGATTGGCAAGACCATGATTGAGGGACCGGGCCTGAGCCTGATTCCAGAAGGTGTTGATGGTCTTGTTATTATCCGGCACCATACCCGGCAGAGAGCGCATCTTACCGCTCACCACGGATGCCTTGAACTTACCGACCACCAGACGAGGCAGGATATGAGCCAACGGAAGCTCGCTGAGGGATTCCCAGGTACGCTGTATGGTGGTAGCACCGACAGTGACATCCTGGATACGCTCGTATGACTGCGGACGTATATGCATGAAGTCACCGTGAGCATACTCACTCTTGACAGTACCGTCCGCATTAAGGACATAATCGCCCTCAACGGTATAACGGCAGTCATCGGGATTGAGAAGGCAGTAGTTACCCTTGTCATCCATGAGGACATCCAGACCGGCATCCTCCCAGAGCTGACGCATGTGCTCGTTACCACCCACATCAACACGTGCGCTACCCAGAGCGCTCGCTTTGTTGATATCCATGTAGAACGCAAGGTCGTGAAGGACCTGCTCATCGTTGTCGTTAAGGTGTTCGCTGAACTCCTTAACAGTCATTTGTCCCGCCTCATTACCGAAGATACCCATGATGGTATCGGTGTCACTGAGCTGATGTACGTAAGGGACATCTGAGATTTGTACATTCATAATCTATAATTGTTTAATTAAGGTGTTGTAATCAGAAAGTCGCTGTGACGTCCACATCGACGTCACCATAGTAAGCACCCTGTCCCTGACCGCATACCGCATAAGCAGGAACCAGCGTTACGACAGCACCGGTGCCGGTGTGTGTAATGACACCCTCTGCGTTGATGACATCCCATGAATATGTCACCGCACCCGTATAGACTACGTTGTTGCGCAGGAGTGAGAGGTTATAGACAGCGTTATGTGTCGGTGAGAGGTATGCAGCGTTACCGGTGATAGTCTCGTCGAGCGTCTGCATGATCTGGTACTCGTCGGCGGTGTCATGTATGGTGACGCTATCCACTGCCACCACATTACCGTTCTTGTACAGCTTGGCAATGAAGACGTTACTGCCGGTGACATCAGACCTCGACACGGTGATGGAAGCAGTGGTCAGACCGGTATCGGTAGTACCCTTGAACCACTTGATGGTATAACCATTCTGTCCTATAGTGACCGGATTGCCACCATAGTAACAGTGAGCGGTGAGGGTAGCCTGTGTGGTGGTCTTATCCAACTCCACGGTGTTGGCTGTGACCTGCATAGCATGGTTGCTCGCGCCACTGGACATGATGATGACATCGACGCTACCTTCAACGGTGTCGGTCATCTGGTTGCTGGCATAGCTCACCTCATAGCTGATCTGTGTGTTGGCGATGTGATTCGGGTCAGCGAGGTTGCCGATGATACGCAGCTGCCAGTAGGTGACAGGATTGGCACCGGAAGTGGTGTATATCCTTGCCTGGAACTTAGCGTTGTTGGTAGCTGTAGTCCATGAAGAGCCGATGCTGGAGAACTGCAGCGCCGTGCCGTCGTATTTCCATGTGACACCGGTTATCTCAGCGGGATAACCCGATGCGGAACGGACACGTAACTGTATGATAGGCTGAGCCGCTATGATAGCAGCCTGCTCATCTCCTGACGTGCCGGTGGCATCCCAGTTCGGTGTGATAGCATGGGATACGGAATCAACACTCTGGAAGAGTGGCACGCCGTCACCCGCGTCATTGATGACATCACGCAGGACAATAATCTGGTCTCCGTTTCTGAGGAAGCGGACGGAGAAAGCCGCACCTGTCGTACTCATTTCGTTTATTTCTTGTTGGTTAATTCGTTAAACACCTCTGCTTCGGTCATCACCCTGCCACCGAGCAACGTTGCCGCGACATGAATGTCAGAGTCCACGACCTTCAGTTCCTTCTCGTTTACCACCATCTGTCTGCAGTCCTGCGTCAAGCGGTGGAAGGCGGGGACAAATCCGTAATCCTCGCCTTTCTTCGTGTCAATGATTGAATAGAGCATATTATCAGCCGATTAGAATGTTACCATGTGTGTCGGTGAGGATGTCATTACCTATCGCCAGAGGCTCATAAGCGCCGTTGTCGTTGTAGTCCCATACAGGTTCGCCGTTGGCATCTCTCTGCACCTCATGTGTCGATGGGTCGATGACCGGACGCAGACGTCCGTGAGGAATGATGTCAAGCCAATACTCGAAGAAGCTGTCGTTCTTCGTGACTCCGATGCCGAGCTTGGATATCTCAGCATTCAGGTAGGGACCCCTCTGCCATGTCTTGACAGCACCATAGCTCCATGTGCCGCTGCTCAGCACCTTAGCCTGTGTGAACCACTGGATGAGGTAATAGAGGTCGGCATATTCGACCGAGCGGTCGTTGAGCAACACTACTGCGGTGTTGCTGTACATCACCTGTGAGGGGTTGATGTCAGCAGCACGCAGACCCTGCGCCCAACGCGGCATGGTGCATTGCGTGGTGAGACCGATAGTGGCACGTGCGATTATCTCCGAGTTCTGGAGGAACTGCACCTCATACTCACCCTTGGAGATGAGCCTCATGTCGAAGGTGATGAGAGGGAACGTAGCCGCCAGCAGCTCCGGTGATGTGTTGGATGCCGGTGAGAGCGGAGTTGATGTGCCGAGCTTCACCACACGCATGGTGACGCCGGTCGGTAACGTCTGCAGGCTGGTGTCGCCTTTCATCAGCAGTACCGTAACCGTCTGCTCGAACGCCTGGCTGTTGATATGTGACGCACGTGTGCCGGTGACGGTGATGCCACGAGCCACCTTGTAGTCGTATAGCAGCAGGTCATCGAAGAGCGGGTCATAGGTGATGATAGGCTTATCGACAGAACAGGTGATGCTGTCCTCGCCTTTGTCGGTGGTGGTGAGAGCAAGGTCATTACTCTCCACACCGTAGATCATACCTGTACGCCAGTCCTCAAACTGACCCTTGAAACGCAGCACCACCTTCTCATTGGCGGGTATGTTCACATAGATGGTCAATGCGCCGCGCACATCCGTAGCGGTGGTGTTGATGACGTAATCCACGCCTGCAGTCCACACTTCGGCGATAGGCTCTTCATTGACTAACCACTCCAGCGTACCCAGGTACTCGTTCGCCGGTCCGTGATGGAAGATGTTATCCGGATCAACGGCGCGGACATCAGGGAAGATGACCGTTGGCGTCAGCGCTCTGTTAGGGTTATAGACAGGAGATGCACCCGTAGAATCCACCGACTGAGCGGCAGGTGACGCGGGTGTCTGACAGACCAGTTCACAGCTCACTGTCAGCGGCTGGAACTTAACCCTTGTATGGGTTCTTGGTGATGTAAATCTGTTCTCGTTCATATCGTTGTTATGCGTAATAATTTGCTTCTGCAGATGCAGCTGATACACCTGAGACCTCATCGGTTGCCGTCACCGTAAACACCGCGAGGAGCTTACGGATACCGTCGATACCGAGGTCATTGAATGAAATCTGGAAGGGATTGGTGACAGACGTATGCTGTGCGTTCCATACGGCGTCAGAGGCGGCATCGCCCGTGTTCCTGACCACAGAGTAGTGTGTGAACTGTGAGGTCTTATCGGCGTTATAGCCGTCTTTCACCGTGACGGTGACGGTCTCTGTCTCACCGGGGGCGAGCGAGCCGTTGAGTGACTGGTCAATCTCACAGTGATAACCCAGACGCTCGAACTGGTCTATCTCTCCGAAGATGTAGGCGTTACCCATGACAACACCGACACCGGAGAAAGTCTTCAGGTAAGGCTGACCCTGTTCATCGATAGCAGGCATGGAGAAGCCGTCAAGATGACCACGTATGTAGTAATAGTTGGAAGGCTGGAACTCCCATGTGTTGACACCGGTCAGTGCCACCGAGTAACGGGTAGTGCTGTAGATGAACGCCTGACGGTCGGTGTTACTTACGTTACCGCGTCCTGCGAAATGCATACCCTCGAAGGGATGTATGCCGTTACCACCCTCGTTCTGTCCGCGCAGCACGTATGTGAAGGTCTCGTTCCTGTCACCGCTGACGCTGGTGATGAGGAAATAGACGGTCTTGAATCCCGCGAAGAGGAAGTTACCCCTGTTGTCATCAGAGGTGGTCTGTGCGTTACCCGACTGATCATGCCAGATACCCATACACAAGTCACCGACAGCGATTGCACCGACCTCACCATCTTCGAGATGCAAGGTGCAGGTGCCGGTCTCTGAACCGTCATTGGGTTCCACGGTGTCGATGATACCACCGCCGAAGGTGTCCCACCGGATTCCGGTATAGATGCTGACACGGTTATACCGCAGTTCCGGAACCTCCAGCCATTCCCATAGCTTAAGACCACGCATCTCACCGTAGCCGTTTTCGTCGATAGCTGCACCCGCACCCATGAGACCGGGCTGGTAGTTTTCACCAATACGTATGCCTCTGTTGAACCCTATACGTCCCTTGGCCGTGTCATCGAACCGCTTGGACAGGAAGTCCTGACGTGCGGGGCTGTCCGGGTCAAGGTCATGTGCCGTATCTGCACGTTCGGCGTGCTTGACATTGGCTTTCTCCAGACGGTTGAACATCGTCTCGTTGGCGATACGGTCAACGGTACGTGTTATCTTCTTCAGCGTGGATTGCTGTATGTCATCATTGAGTTTGAGCTCGACCTTCGGAGTCAAGCCCTCACCCATGCTTATCTGAACGCTCTCAATGGTGATATCAACCTCGGGTAGTGTCTGCTGTCCTTCAATCGGTATGCCGAAGAAGGAGAACTTCATACCTGCATAGAGACGCCAGAAGATGCTGTCCTCCTCCTGTCCTGCCGCTACCATACGGTCATAGTTACGCTGCAGGAAGATGTCATCAAGGACAGGCTGATAGATGAAACGTGTCACGCTGTTCAGTGACAGCCATTCGGTAGCGGCATCGAGCAGTCTCACCTCGGCGGCTTCGATATAAGCGTCCGGCAGGTTGATACCTGTCAGCACGAAACGGTCGCCCGCCTGTATGGTGTCGTTGGAACTCGGATAGTATGTACCCAGACCGTCATCCTTGGCTCGTGCCAGACGCAGCATGTAACCTTTCTTACCATCGTATGTCACCTCCTCGACGCCACTCAGGATCTCAAACTCACGTCCCATACATGAACCGCTCTTCATGGACAGCTTGGGTGTGTCGGTGCCGAACTGAGCCTCTATGTTGAAGCCCATATCCTTGACGAAGAGATGGAAGTCCTCGCTGGCGGTGGCATCGCTGACACCCTTCCAGATGTAGATAGGTTCGTATTTGTCATTTTCGGGATTATAGTTGACCCGAGCTGTGAAGTTGATATGTGTCGAACCTGTCTCACTCAGCTGCAAGACAGGTATGAAATTCACCGTGATATCCGAATAGGCAGTGACCTGTATGAGAGAGGACGGTACGGTCTGTCCGTCAAGAGGGACGGGGAATGCCGTCATCTCCATCATGCCGGTACAGTTCTCATAGATGGATGCAAAGGCTTCAGTGGTATAACTGAATATCGTTGTCTCTACACCTGTGTTCTTGTTGGTCTGTACCACCTCGATACGGTACTTGACCTTCACCATACCCTGCCATGACTCGGTACGTTGCACCCTGAAGATGAAATACGGGACCTGGTTGGCTTGCGGGGTGAAGAAGTAATTACCGGGTGACACATCCTGTACGGAGAACAGCTTACGAGAAGGTCCTCTCCATTCCTTGGTGGTGTTACCGCTCCAGTGGAAATCGTTATAACCGGTGCCGGTGGTGAAGGTGAGTACCCGAGCGGCGACAACAGCCTTCTTTGCATTGGCGTTATCCTCACTCTCGGTCAGGACACCATCACCGACGTTAGCGTCATCCGTAAGCGTGCCGTCAACATAATGACCTATCGCCAGTAGCTCGTCAATACGCTCGTTACCGTTATAGTTGGGATAAGCGGACTGTCCGGTCTGCTCATCCTGGTCAGGCACACCGGCATCACGCAGCTCGCTTATCTTGACACCCTCGATGGTGGGGTATATCTCAGGTACGTCACCCGAGCCGTCAAATACCACGCTGCCTTCACGCACACCCTCATCCGAGGCAGCGGCGTTATTGCCTTTCTCTATGTAGGAGTCGTTGGCGGGACCCAGCACGGCATTGAGGGCGCTGCTTCTCGCGTTGTTACGAGCCCATTTGGTATAACCCTGTGCGTCGGGTGTGTCGGTAGGATCACCTTCGGGAAGGAATGTACCGGGGAGCTGCAGGTTGGCAGGGAACAGAGCCTGTGACACCAGACCGTAACGCTTGTAGTAGTAGTGGAACGGTATGTTCTTGGTGGAACCCATCGCACGCATACGTGTCACTATCTGCTGGCTGCTGTCGGAGGTCTTGACAATCTCAAAGAGCGAATGTCCCTGATGGTCTATATCGGAATAACCCTTGCCATAACCCATACGGTACACCTCTGCATCGTCATCATTGACAAGGTTCTTCAGCGCGAATCCGATATACACATGTCTGCCCTGTATCGAATAGTTGAGGTCAAACACGTCATGTACCATAGCCAGTGCTTCAGCTACGGTGTTGTTGTTGAATGACAGCAGCTGATCGTCGGTATGTGTAGTAAGCAAGTCCTGGTGCGGTGCAGGCTGATAGGTGTCGGTATCCACCTCGAACGTCCATACGCCCACGCCATACATAGCATCCATACACACCTGCATCTTGGCGGCGAGCACGGATACGGCCGGACGTACCTTGGTCACACCGCCTATAGAGACCTGTGTCTCACCGCAGTAAAGCTGGAAGACGGTACTTCCGGTGTGGTTGGAGCCAAGGATAGCGTCATAGGTCGATGACGTGATGTCACGCATCGTACAGCGTGCCGTCTCATCGTCACCGGGTGAGTTGAACTTGATATCCTCATAGACGAATGCTTCAAGGCTCGTCCCGATACTGGCTTTCTGACGTACAGAAGGGATGTAATTGAGGGTGTAGGTCTTACCGCGAAAGACGCAGTAATCACCGACGGCGAATGATATGGGTTTCTCGGAGCGTACCGTACACATCACGTACTGCTCCTGCATCATACCGTCAAAGAAACGCCATTTCTCAACTACGGCACGGGTAGCCCCGTTCTTGGTTTTTATGACCAACGCATACTGGCTACTCATCGTCTCACCATGTTAAGTAGTTCAACACATCGACACCGCCCACTGTCACGTAGCTCGGTGTCACATCGGTGACGGGATCCATCACGGTGAACTTCACCTCGAAGTCAGCCACCACGTCATCATCGTAGTCAGTATGGAAGAATATCTTGTTTCCGACCTTGGATATGACCACATCCTTACGTCCGATACCGGTATCCTCGCTGTAAATCGCGAGCCTGGGATTCATCACGGTATCACCTGTCACGCCACTGCCGACACGACCATAGAGGAACTTGATGAAGTTCTTGATTTCAGTACGCACGGTATCATCGGTGACGCTGCTTCCGTTACGGGTTCTTTTGTAAAGGAATTTCACATCAAGGTCATACTCCTTGATAGGGAGTACCGAGGGGATATAGGCATCCAGACCATGCTGGTCAGCCCAGTCGCGTGTAGGCAAATCCTTGCGCTCCGGGAAAAGCACAAAGGGACATTCCTCACACACAACATTGAATTTCTCCAACGTGTCAATCGGCTTACCTTTGGTATAGGTTGAGCCGTCAAATTCTATCTGCTGAATGTATAACTTGTACGGATTTGCCATTTGTAAAGATTTTTCATCGCTAATATAGTAAGCAAACCCTCTTACGCTTGGGCGTTGTTATTGGTAATCTTGCAGATAAGACAGGTAAATCATGCGAGTGCGTTGTAAGCTATGTCATCATGCCATTATTTTTGCGGTGGTAAACGTTACGACACTATGAATAAACTGAACAAAGAACTTAAGGAACAAGCCATCGGACTTGGCTTGTGCGGACAATGGGCTGAGGAGTGGAATAAGAGCTGGAACGCGGATGAACTTGCCAAACGGATGTTCTCAGGTATCACGTTCTGTATGCGTAATAACTATCCGGGAAAAGACTTTCTCCTGCAGCATTTTGATTCTAAGACGTTAATCAAAAACAACGTCATCATTGACTGCCGACACAGCCTCCTCAATCCGAAGAACTCACTGCTTATGGGAGATGCGGAATCCACCATCCGTTTCAACGGTCTTTCTTTTGGAAGGGTGTATCTACGTGATGGTAGCAAAGCGACACTAACTGCAAAAGGACGGTCTTTCGTTATAGTACATCTTTATGACAACGCATCAATAAACGTTGCGCAGTCAGATATCGCCAAGGTGAGCATTGTCGTTCACAGCAGCACCACCCAAGTTGAAATCAGCGGAAGGGTCAAAGTCGTAAACCGCATGAAATGACATGCGGAATAGGAGAAAATCATTATATTTGCTCCCGTAACAGACAACCAATAGCTTATGAGGAAGATAGTATTACTCCTTGCGGCGGTCTTGCCGCTTATCGTCATATCCTGTTCAAAAGAGGAGGAAGAGAAGAAACCCCATTGTGAAGTTGTTATATACAACGATATGGATCTCAGCCGGACGCAGGTAAGCAACGGCAATCTCTATAACGTCACCCTTGGCACCACCAAAGGAGAGATACTGGAGGTGGGGAATATCAACAACGGCAAAAGCGTGAGTTACACCATGCCGGAAGGATATACATCGGATGACAGCTTTATCTTCTTCCTCAAGTTGTCACCCAACGGCAATGATTTGTCAACGCAGGGTTATATTCTCCTATACTCCGGAAACAATCCTGTCCTTTTTCCTCTGAAGGAAGACAAGCCGGTTGAGATTCATATCACGGAGAATACGGTCGCAAGAAAAAGCAACTACACCAAGAAAGGAGATTTGATAACGATACTGCAATCTGCAGGGTTATAAGAAAAGGCGGGATGACCCGCCTTTCTTTATTGAACTGATACCTTGTCTGTTCCGTTGGTGATATTCCGGAACCGCGAGTCGATACTCTCTATCTTCTCATACATCGCGCCTCGCCCGTACTGCATCATCTCCATTATCAGCAGCACATTCTGGTCTATACGGTTCAGTGACGTCACTTGCTGTGCGAACTCCTCAACAAAATCCGGCCACATCACACTGATGAACTGCGCCTCCTGCAACCGTACCGCAGCCAGATCCTGACGAGCGGCGTTGACATATCCCGCTATCAGTCCGGATGTCTCTTCGGTCGTGCCTTGCATACTTGAGGACAAGGTATTTCCTTCGTTCTTATTGGTCAGGATACCACCCAGAGCACCGTTCAAACCTGTATAGAACTCATTCGCAGCAGTGATGAGCATAGTACCCTTCTCATCGAAGTATTTCTTCGTTTCCTTGACCAATTGGGTAGCTGCAGCCTTGGGATTCTCCAGCAGCTCCTGTGTGGAAACAGCACCACCTTGCCAGTTACCGTTCTTATCCTTGGAACCGAACAGTCTCTGCTGCAGCTCTTCCATCATAGGCTGGATGATACCTATCTTCAGGATGTTGTTTGCCACGCTCTGCATGATGGAACGTACAGCATCCTCAAATGCCTCCGCAGCATTCTCACCGTTTTCAAAGGCATTCATCAGAGCATCGCTTATCTGGTCAGCCCAACCCTTGACATCGATACCCCACAACTCCTTCGCCATATTCTTGGCAAACTGGGATATCTGATAGTTGAGCTCGTCTATCTTCTCTTGATACTCTGCGATATCATCATCATCACTGTTGGATTTGCCTTTCTCATCCTCCAGGTTACTCATCTGACGGTCACGCTCCATCAGCAACGAAGCATACTCGGCTGCATAAGCAGAATTACTCTTGAGTGCAGACTCCATAGCCTGTGCTGTATCCTCATTGTATTTCCTGGAGTCTTTATATGTGCCATATTGGACAACACGCGGGTCCGCCCCCTGCTTAACCGCCAGTTGCTGCTGAGCGAGCTGTTCCTGTGCCGCACGGAGAGCTGACACCTCAGACCTCATTATCTCATTGGTCTTGTCATCGGTCTGTGCATAACCAAGGCTATCTTCCTTTATCTGGTCAAGACGTTCTCTTACGCTTTCGAGAGTCTTGATCATACGTTTGTTGGTCTCAATCTCTTCCTGACGCGACTTGTCACCTTCCATGATGGCACCGGTAATCAGACCGAGAGCACCGCCAATCACAGCACCCCAAGGTCCGCCGATAGAAAAGCCGGTAGCCGCTCCGGAAAGGGTCTGACCGAACACACCGTCTGAACTGAACTTCTCCGATACCTCATCGTTACCGATAGCCTCAAAGAAGTTACCGATAAGACCCATGCCTTGCTGGAACTTCTCCAGGTTCTCGATAGTCTTTGCGATAGCCTGATTGAACTCCTCCATATTGTCGGCATGTTCCTTATCTTGCTTAGCCCGGTTGGAAGCCTGAATCTCCTCCGGACTGCCTTTCTTATAACGTGCCGCCTCTTCTGTGTTCTTACGTGAACGAGTACGGTAGTATTCAATAAGACCTTCATAACCTCCACCCAGGAACTGTCCTACGGCAGTATGATTCCCGAGGAATCCGTTTTGTATGCGGTTACTGTTAGCAGTATTCAGACGTTCTATCTCCGATGCATATTCCTCGGGTGTTATAGCACCAACTTCACGCAGCTGCTCCAGCAGACGTTTGATAGCCTTGGTAGCGTTATCAAACTCATCCTGTGACATCGCGATGGCGTTGTTATAGAGGTTGGCATATTCAGCCGACAGCTTCATCTTCTGCCAGTCCGCCTGTGTGTTGGCACGTTTGCGCATAGCAACCATCTGGGTGACATCAATCGCACCAGAACCGAGCAGACGCCACAGAGACTCATGCTGACGTTTGAGGTCTGTATCAATGCGTCTCACCTGGTCATCATACGACACAGCTGCAGCAGTGAGATCGGTGAAGTTCTTGACATCCTCCTTGAACAGTTCCTTGTGAGCCTTCTGCCAGCGTTCATAGAGTTCAACCAGACCTTCTATCTGACTCTTATTCTCTTCAGGAACCGCATTCTTGAACATCTCAAGAACACCTCTCTTGTCAAGATAAGGATTTATCTCAACCTCCACACCTCCTGCGGCGGCAAGACGCTCACTGATTTCACGACGGAGAGCGTCAGTGGATGTGCGCAGGTCTTCGTTTGCACCCAGTCCTGCAAGTCTCAGAGCCAGGTCCTCATCACCGGTAGCCTGACGTACACTACTGAAGATGTCCCACTGACGTTCGAGATTGTCTATTGACTCGTCAATGACAGACTTGAACTCCTCGGCGGCACGAGTGAAGTTGTCGAAGCGGGCATCGTTGATGATGGCTACCGCCTGACGATAAACGCGCAGAGCTTCCTGACCGTTGTTCTTGCTCTCATCATTCTTCTGTTGCTTATATAGTGCAAGAGCCTCGTCACGTATCTGCTCAACATAAGAGAGGTAATCCTTGATGTTGGTGGCGTCAAAGTCAAAAGGCAGCTTGGAGTCTGTGCGCCACTCTTCAAACACATCTGCATACTTGGAGTTGACTTCCTCGAAAGCGGATGTGTCACCGACCTGTTTCTGCCACTTCTCATACCAGTCATAAGCCTCTTTCATTATACGGATACGCTCATCCCAACGTTTCTCGAAGTCGGCCTTATATCCGGTCTGCGTTTTATCCTCACCATACTTGAAGCCGAGCTCATTACCTGTCTCAATGGTGATTATCTCAGCATTGAGGTTCTTGAGAGCGGTTGTCAAAGCCTCTCTCTGTGCGGGATCAGCGACATACTCAGGTAATGAGTTAAGCCTCTCGGCTATCTTGTCCCTCATCGCTTTAAGCTGATTGAGATTGGAAGACTTTATTTCGATGTCCGGGTCAATGTCAAGCTGCCATTTCACCTTCAGTGGTTTGAGGTCATTCGACAACTCCTTTGCGGTCTCATCAAACTCCTTCTTCATAGTCTCGCCCATGAAGCTGCCGAGGCTGTCGGTAACACTTGCCTGCTGGATCCTGGCGCGGAACTGATTATAGAAGTCCGAATAGCCCCAATCGCCGTTATCCTTCTTCGTTGCTCCCTGTAACAGTTGCTGCCACGGTGAACGTATCTCAACCATCTCACGAGCGGAGTTCTGCAGACCCTCCTTGAAACCTTGCGTATAGAAGGTAGAAATATCCTTACCAGCCTTTTTCCATTCGGAAGCCTGGTCCTCGACTATCTTTTTGGCAGCATCAAAGGCTTCATCCGCAGTCCAGTTCTTGTTGTTGGAGGCAGCTTCCTGCATCGCCTTACTGAACTGGTCTGTGAAGTCCTTGGCCATTTGCTTTATCTTCATGCTTGCCTCATCGGAATCTCCGAACAGGCTGATGAAGTAATCCAACAGAGGCTTAGCCTGCTGTTCGGTGAGTGAGGCTTCTGAGCGGAAACGGTTGAACGCCTGCATGATGATACTCATACGGGCGTCATCGTTATCACCGACACTCTCAACAAAACCTCTGTATTTATCAGCCATACGGTCGAGGTTCTTCAGGATGTCAGCATAGGATGAGATAGCGCTTTTCTTACCAAGATTGATGACACCTCTGCCTTGTATCTCGTTCGATGCGTCAGGTGCTAACGCGAAGTCTATGTCCTTATACAGATTCAACGCCTCGACATAGAACTTCTGCAGTTCCTCTGACCAAGACTTATACAATGTACGTCTGTCTTCATCGGTCATCGACAGGGTTGAGATAAGGTAGTTCTTCAAGGACTCCATCTTCATACCCATCGTATTGCCTGTGATGACACCTCCGAGTTCTTTATTGAAGTCCTTTATCGTATCCTCAGAAAGCACACCTTTGCTACGTAGCTGCTCCATGCGGTCGCTGATACCATCCAGCGCATCTGCGTAATCATTGAGGTTGGTGAGGAAAGACTCACGGAACGGAGAGCCGCCACGAGCACCACGAGCAATAGTCTTCTCGTTGGCTTCCAGTATGTCATTGGCAAGACGGTAACTCTCCATCTTGCGAATGATAGCCTCAAACTGCTCCTCCTGGGTTTCCAGCTTATATATATCAACCAGGTCGCCGTCATAGAAGGGTGACATAGACTGGAGCTTACGTTTCAGTTCATCCAGCTCATAACTGAGGTTGAGCATCTTCATCTGCTCACGGTCGAACTGAATATCATTGAAGACAACCTCGTGACCGTTGATATACTGCTTGTTTGCTGTCGTGGTAAAGGCGTTACCGTTATACTTGGACATGACACGCGCTATCTCCGACGAATCACGTTCGGCCTCTTCCGCGAGGCTGTGGGCTACACGTTTGGCTTCACGTGCCATAGACACGTAATGTGTGACGAGAGCTGTGATAGCAGCTATGGCGGCGGTGATCCATGTACCGGCTGAAGTAACCAAACCTTTCAAGGAACTACCTATACTCTTCGCTGCAGAGGTCATACCCTGACCGTACTGTCTAAGGGTAGTGTTGGTGAAGGTGGTCAGCGTGACGTTCTGCTGTGTCTGCATGGCGTTGACAGCCATCAGAGCCAGCTTAAACATACCGAGCGGAACAAGCAGTGACGTAATGACCTTGGAGTATTTCTGCCAGTTGCCAGTCAACTCATTGAGAAGGTTGACTCCGGTCATCAGAACACCCTTGTTCTGTTCACCCATCTCTGACATCATAATGTTGTAGTTGTTACGCAGGTTACGTAACTTACCACCCAGGGTCTCATACTGCTTCTCCTGCATGTTGTAGAACTTACCTCCCTCCTGGTCAAGTTCCATGATGACAGCATTGACATCCTCGAAGGAAATATCCCTCTTGGACATTTTCTTGAAGATGTCCTTACGTGTCACATGCTCAGCGGCACGACCGGCACGCTCCTCTGCATCAGCCAGTCTGTTGTAACGGTCAGCCAGACCACCAATCATATCAATACCGGCCGTCTCGAACTGACGGTTCTGAATACCGGACAGATAACCGTAGGACCTGGTATGACCATAAGCGAGTATCAGTCGCTGCACGTCAACGGAAAGACCGGCACCGATATCGGACAGAGCCTTCATCGTGCTGTACAGATCCTTCGTCTCGATACCGAAGGCAGAGAGCTGACGTGTGGATTTCATCAAATCCTGGAAGGTGTACGGTGACATCTGTGACATGTCACGTATCTCGCCATACAGGTCATTGGCTGTGGATGCATTACCCACGATGACTTCAAGAGAGCGCTTCTGCAGTTCCAGCTCACCGGTTATGTTCGCCATCTCGGTAGCGAAACGTGAGGCTGCATAGACAGACAGGTAACGACCCATCATGTTCTTAAGACCACTGAGCGCACCCGACTGCTTCTGTGCCGACTGCGTGGTCTTGTCCATCTGGTCGCCGAGTTTCTTCTCCGCTTCACGGGCTTGGTTGTCGGCTTTTTCCTTGTCTTTGACAGCCTGCTCGGATGCTTTGATAGCTTGGGATTGTGATGCGGTGGCTTCCTTGATGTCAGGTTTCAAATCCTTGAACATCCTGCCATCGGCTGTCATACCCTGCTTCTTGTCACCTTCCTGCTTGCTTATCTCATCAAGCAGGTCACGAATCTTCTCCAGCTTGGTCTTCGCCTCATCGAGACCGGAGGTGTCAAGACCCAGAGCCTTGGCTTTGCTCGTCTGGTCATCAATCTCCTTGAGCAGAGCCTGTATATCCTTATACTTGGCTGCAGCATCCTGAACGCTCTTGTTGAGCTGGTTCTGTTCAGTCAGAGCCTTACGGTCTGCACGGTACTTATTCAGGTTCTCGGCTTTCTGAACCTGAATCTCAGACTGCAGCTTGTTGATGGTCTGAGCGGTGATATTGTTGGAGTCGAACGACTTCAAGAACTCCGAGAGTTCCTTACCGGAATACTTCAGAGCCTCTATCTTCTCCTTGGCCTCTTCGAGAATACGTATGATACCCTTCGCGTGTTCGATAGATTGAGGGTTGAAGTTCTCGACCGTGCCAGCCAAATCAATCTTACCCTGTATCCTGCCTATCTTGGTATCCAGGTCGTTCTGTGCCTTGACAGCTTGCTTGGCGCTCTCGGCTATGTCCTTCTGCTCCTTGGCAATGGCAGACACACGCTTCTCGTAATTTCTTACGTTATCCTGATAGGACTTGTTGAAGAGGGATGCAGCCTCGGTCTGTGACGAGGATTTGATACGGTCAAGGACAGCATCTATCTGCTTGATCATACCCAGCACCTCCTGCGCATGGTCGGGGTTGTTTACACCTTGTGACAGGCTGGTCATCTGCTGACGCAGTGTCTGCAGACGCTCGGTCTCGGTGATGACCTTCTTGATGGCGTCAACCTCCTGGTCATAGAGCTTGACATTACCGGCGTAGTCACCATGCCACTTGACCTGATTGGTATCCACAACACCATGACCCTCCACGACAGCAAGACCCTGACCCTCACGTATCATCTTGAGGTATCCGGCAATCTTCTCGTAATAATCAAGGAACTGCTGCAGGCGACCGGTGTCGAAACCGTTGTTGAGGTCCTGACCTGCAGCCATCGTTGACTTGATGTCAGTGATACGCTTCTCTATGTCAGCGAGCATAGAGCCAGCATCATGCCAGCTCTTGATGTTACGTAAGACGAAGCCACCTTCACCGCCGCCACCTCCACCGGGACCGCCACCGTTGAGTATGTTCAGTGCAGAAGACAGGGACTTGGCTTTCTGCTCGGTGGTAGCCAGGGCGTTGGACAGCACACTCTCGTCACGTGCCAGCTGCTGTGCGGCTTCGCTGGCATCCTTAGCCTCTTTCTTGAGTTCCTTGCCGAGCGAACGCCCCATAGCAGTACCCATCGCTTTGGCGAACTTGCCATCGATACGTTCAAGCTCGGTGGTGAGCTTGGTCATAACATCAAGAGCGGACTGCATGGATGTAGCCAGCGTATCACCAAACTTACCGATACCGCCTGTGCTGATGCTGTTCAGAGCCTTCTCTATCCGTTCAAGGACAGCAAGGAGGTCGGTATAGTCCTTGGTGCTGCTCTTGGCTCCGGAAGAGTCGGACATCGCCTTCTGCAGACTGTCGAGTTTGGTTGTCAACGCCTCTATCTTGGCCAGCTGTGAAGAGTCGAGCTTGACCTCGATAGAATAGTCCTTAAGTGATTTGAGAGATTCCTTGATTTCGGTAATCTTACTCGTCACCTTGTCTTTTATCTGTATCTCAAAGGATAAGGGGTCCATAGTCGAAGTGTTTTACTTGTTGTCGTTATCAATCGGGATCTTAGCTCCCGTCTGCAGGAATTGGTCAAGTCTGAATCCGCGTTTCTCCCTCTCCGCCTTACGTTTCTTCCATCTCTGGACAGCCTCATCAAGTTTCTTGGCGTCGGGTACGTAACCCTTCTCACCCGGCTTGGGCTTACCCGAATCATCATGCTTAAACACCGTGATGGGCTGGTCTATGTCAATAAGTTCTATCTGTGCCACGGTATGCCCCCAGTCGTATTCATACATCGGGATACGCACCAGACCGAAGAACATGAAACGTGGCATCACGAGCCACTGTCTTTGTTTTCGGTCTGCGAAGGCTGCGCCGTACTTTGTGCGAGAAGGGTAGCTTCTGCTTCCTCCTTTCTCATCCTCATCAGCGAATCCTTGGCCTCTGTCAAGGATGTGATAGTCATGTAGAACTGCATCAGCGGAACTTTTTTTTTACCTGTTTCCAACAGGGGTTGCAGCTGAATGTCATCATACTGCTTGATGTAGTAGAACCAACGCCACAGAAACCAGTATCTGAACTTCAGCTTCCAGTAACCGTCGAGGATGATGATTGCAGCCGCCTTACAAGCGAGCTTGCGGTCCTCCATGATGACAGACATGATGTCATCGTCAGACGGTCTCTCCTTCTTTCCGTCTTTACGGAGAAGCAGACTGGTCAGTTTATCCAGCTGTCCGTTTTTCAGCCAGCGTATCTGATAGGTCTTGTTGGTGCGCAGTATCTTCACCTCGTCCGCTTCGTTGTTCTTCATCGACATGTAAAGCAGCTGAGCGTTGATGTTCGGCTGCTCCACTTTCGGTTCTTCTTTCGTCTTTGCCATAAAAAGTGTCTCTTCTTATTCTTGATTGATTCTCATATCCAACTCCTCACGTACCCTGGCGGCGTAAGACTCCCATACGGTGTTGGCCACCTCATCGTCATTGACACACACCACGCTGATGCTCCTGTCACGCAAGGCGGCACGGATACCTTTCATCTCATCCCATACGCTGACCAGCTTATGTGTCGGCGTATGGTCCACATACCTGCCGTTCAGATGCTGGTAGAAGGTGTAGATGTACTGATTCATGCTGTGCTCGGTACGTTTGGGTGATATGTTACGTGCTATCTCCTCACCATGACGCTGCCATACAGCCTTGCATGTCCTGCGAAGGATGGGGTTGAGGCTGTGACCTCCGACGAGATAAGTATTGGTGAACTGTCTGTCGAAGCCGGATGCAATCATGTTGAGCTCATTGAAGCATGAGAGCTTATAGATGTTCTTGAGATACCACTCTTCCTCATAAGGGATTTCATCGAGATGCTGACAGGGCTTGCCGTCACGGAAGAAATCCGTAGGCTCCAAGGGTGACAACGGATACATGTCATCATTGCCGTATATAAACTGCGCAGCCAGTCCCGGGATGGAACCAAGGAACATCTCCACTGTGCGTGACACGAAGCACGGACGGTACTCCTCGGGAATAAAATCCTTATG